TTAATTAGGTTAATTATGCTTGATGAACAATATCAGCACCAACTCCTAGCTGAACACCACCAGAGTATCTAGCTACTACTCTAACGTTGTCTGAACCATCTAATAAGCTCATATCCATTAATTGGATTCTAGTTGCATCAGATAATAAATCAGTTCCAAAGAAAAGATTAGATTTCTGCGCAGCTACTACCTGATTATCTGGGCAGCCTGATACCACAGCAATTTTATACCCTTCAAATACTGGCTCATAGTCACCATTCATATTGTAAGCGTTTACATATCCTAATGTAGATACTGCTGACACATAGAAAGAGTAAGTTTTAGGATTCATATAAATATGTAAGTCCTCTTTTCTTAATACAGGAGATATATTAGCTGCCATATCAGCAGTTAAAGTTTGTAAGTTAGCTATGATGTTAGCCGCAGAATAAGCACCAGAAGCTGTTGAACTAACTACTGTACCATCAACTGCAAAGATACCTGTTGTTCCTGTTAAAAACCCTTCAAATTCTCCATTATTAGCTGCTGCACCACTCCATATAGAGTCCTCAGTAGCATTAGCTATGATCTCTCCCATATAAGAGATTACATAGTCCTCAAAAGATACTGGTGGCATAGCACCTGCACCTGCTCTCATTTCAAGAGCTTCCCAAGATGTAAGTAATGTTTTCTTACAAAGGTCAATGTTAATTTGTAGATTCTTTGGAGTTAAAACCTTTTCGGTCATAGCCAAAGTTCCGTGATCAGTAAAGTCACAAGTAGCATCTCTTACTACTGTACTTCCTGCCATTCTTTGAATATTAGACTTATACTTAACATTTTCCATAGTTGTTAAATAGTCTAATGATGTTGCTTGTTTTAAAGCCGCTGATACGTAGAATCCAGCTGCCTTCCCCGCAAACGAGGACGTGATATTGAATGCCATTTTTTTTAGTTTTTAAGTTATTATTTTTATTTATTTAAATCGTGTAAGAATTTAGCTCTACTATCTAACTTTCTGTAATCTTTTCTTGACAATACAGGTTTTTCAGAACTAAATTTATTTGTGTTTACTGGTGCATCAGCAGGTGATTCTGCTAATTCAATTTTCAACGCTTCATTCTCAGCTTTTAATTTTTCAATTTCCTCCTCTGCTGAAAATTCAACTACCTCAGTAGTCTTTATAGTTTTAGGTTTGTCAGACACTTCTGGAGTTTCCTCAGACATTTCCTCAACGTCATCATCACCACCAACCTTATCTCTTTTTAGATCAGCTACTGCATCCTCTAAGTTTTTGATACGTTTTTCCATACCAGCCCAATCGGCAACATCTGCCTCCTCATCATAATCCTCTTTGTCATCATCCTCTGCTAATTCAGTAGATTCCTCTGATAATTCCTCCTCAGATGCTTCAACCTCCTCCTCAGTTTCTGATTCCATAACTTCAGCAACGATACCTTCAGTTTCAACTCGGAAAGATACTCCATCCTCAGTTTTGTAAGTGCCAACTGGTAATAAAATGGTAGTACCATCCTCAGTAAGAACTGAGATGTCTACCCCTGCTTCTAGCTCCTCAGCAGTAGAAACGAAAATAGTACCATCCTCGCTTTTAGATTGCCAAGCTAATTTTACTTCATTGTCTTTATTTAATCCAAGAGCAACGAGTATTTTTTCTTTTAAGTCCATAGTTTCTTTTTTAGTGTTCATTATATAATAGATTAATTTTAATTTTATTTGATTTTTGAAATTATCTCGTTTAAAGCTGTTAGTATTTCGTGGGTTGTTGGCTCACGTTCTGACATCTTTTCCATTTTATCTGCAAAGTAACCTTCAATGGATAAGCCTTTTAATTCTCCATCTTTTACTTTTTGCCATAATTCATCATTGTTTATTTTCATAGAAACCATCCACGTGCCTTTTGGCAGGTCATAACCGTAAATTCTTGACTTGTCCATTTTAGGATCATCTATTATCCAGCTCTCAGTAGTCAATACACCAGAAACTCTGTCTTGATGTTCGTAAGTTGCTTTGTGATGATTGTTATGTTTTAAATAAAGCTCAGATGATTTGCGTACTGTATCAGGGCTAAAATATACATAGTATTCTGAGTCAGTATTTGGATCATATCTGAATATCTGTTTGTTAGGGATTAAGGCAGGACTAATCAACATTCTCTTTTCATCATCTACTTTAGCAAAAGTTAAGTTATTCTTTTCTTTTCCAAAGTAAACAAAGTCTTGCTCTATGGCTGGTGCTGAAACTAAACTAATAGCATCAATAGCTAACTCCTCAGAATTTTCATCAATTACCAATTCTCTGATAGTTGTAACTTTATCGTAGTAGTCTTTGTTAGCAGCTTCACATTCAGCAATAGAATCATATTCACAGCTTCCTGTTTCTCCCCATTTGTATTTTCCGTTTTCGCATTCTTTACAAGGCATATTATTATATAGATTTAATTAATATTTATTTGATTTTTATATTGTTGCTCTCCTTCTAATAGTGGCTAATTTGTTTTGGTTGTTAGTGATGTCATCACTTACTACGTAGGCTTGTACTGGCTCAGGAGCAGTACCACCTGTTAATTCAAAAGATCCACCCATTGTCTGGGGTGCAGGAGTTTGAGCATTGGCAGTAGGCACAGCACCACCCCCACTACTTGCTGAGTCAGGGCTAGTAGATAATATTTGCTTTATAGCTGCAGCTCCCATAGCCGCTGTTGCTGCTGCTTGTATTGTATTCCAAGGCGGTGGTATTTTAGCCATAGTATTCATTATAGCTTCTTGTGTATTGTATATCGTTCTAGCTACTGCTACTGCTTTTGCTGCCTTTGATCCTTTTTTCATAAGTGCTTCTGCACCATCAAATCCCATAGCTATAGCTTTTTCCTTTTCCTTTGCTATAAACTCTTCAAGTTTTAATTTTTCATCTGCGACTCTTTTAGCTTCTTTTATTGCTTTATCTGCTGCTTTTTTAGCGGCATCTGCTTCTGCTTTTGCTATTTTATCTAACCTGTCTTGTTTCTCTTTTGCTCTTGCTGCCTCCTCAGCAGCTATTTCTCTCTCTAAAGCATTTACCTCAGTAACTACTCTCCTTCTCATTTTAAGAGATGCAGTTTCAGTTTCAATAACTGCTGCTTTTAATCTTGCCAATTCTGCTTCATCCTCTGCTAAGTTTTCACTTAAAGCCATCTCCTCTTTTTGTATGTTCATTCTTTCTCTAGCCAATACAATTTCTTGCTTAGTGGTTTCAGCTTCTAATTCTAAGGCTCTCTTTAAATTTTCAAGTCTTTCTTTTGCCGACTTAGTTTCATCCTCTGCAATCAATCTAGCTCTTTCAATTTCTTGTCTGGTAGCTGCTTTCTGTACCATAAATTCATTGTCAGCATCTCTTAAACTTTGTGTACGTTTTTCTAGTGCCATCATTGCATTTACTTCATTTTGCATTTCAGTAGTAATGTCTTTTAAATTATTTAAGAATTTTTCTTGCTGCTCTACATCTAACCCTGTGCCTACTTGAACTAATGCCTGTCCATAAGATTCAGCGCCTTCTTTTACACCCTCCCAATCAAATTTAAGTGCTGATTGTATAATCTTTCCTGCTGCCTTAAACCCATCAACAACACCTGTTAATCTATTCAATAGATTTGTTTTGATGGCATTCCATAGATCTATGATAGCTTGTTTAGGATTGGTAAAGGCATTGAATATAGTTTCTCCAACTCTAGACATTAAATCTGTTAATACATCTACTACTGCACCAAGCCCAGCCATAGCTTGTTTTAATGCATCTGCACCTCTCTTAGTGTTTGTAAAATATGAAACCAAAGACCCTATTGCTACTATAAAAGCACCAATACCTGTGCTTATTAAACCAGCTTTAATTGATCCAAACATTAGCTTAGCTTGTTTACCTACTGTCACAAAACCTGCTTTTACTGAGTTTAAAGAAACACCTAGAATTTTAAATTCACCTGCTGCTTGTGAAGCATCCTTACCAACTTGCCCTACGTTAGATTTTACTTCTGCTTGTATTACTACTTTATCTGCCATTTTTTTATTTTTTTATACTTTCATTTCATAAAGATGAAGCGTTGCGCTCCAACTAATATCCATATTTGCAGCTCCTGTAACTTGGATAAACATATTACCACTACTAAAAGCTGCTGCACCTGCCCAACCAGTAATAGTTCCAAACTCTCCTATTTTATAAGTAGTCTGATCTACTGTGTCTAAATAGATCATCCCATAAGTCTTGATTGCCTTTCTATCATTAACAGCACCACTACCAGAACTACCTCCTGTTCTAACTCCTATTATCATAACTTCAAAAGATTCAAAATAACCAGTTCCACCTCTTGGTATAATAGTTACATTAGGATCTCCATTTACAAAAAGATTAGTAGGAGTATTGCTTCTTGTAGTACCTGTCAATGTTATGATAGAGCTTTGAGCTTTACCAATAGCTTCTCCATTAAACCCTCCACCACCAAATACTATTTCACCATCTCTTGTTGCTTTTCCATAATTACCTAAGACAGTAGCATTATTTAGACCGTTTGCTATTTCATTAGAATCACCTATAATTATATTGTTACGATTATTCCCTTTTGTTGTATTACTTTCACCCATTATGAAAGTGTTAGTTGTATTAATTTCGGTAGAGTTATTAGCACCCCTTACAATGTTTTTCTCATTACTTATGGCTGTTTCTGTTCTAGCTGAATACATATATGCTATACAACTTCCAGTAGCTCTATCATAAGTATATCCATAAGATTCACAAGCAGCTTGATTAGGTAAAACATCATCAGTACCATTAGTAAAAACTACCTGTCCACTTCTTAAAACTTCTTTAGGTTTTATTGTATATCCGTTTCTAAATTCCATTATGGTATTAATATAAATTCAACTGTTGATAAATCTTTTGGCTTATAATCTATTCTATTCACTCTGTATGCTCTGTTTTTGATCATTACCAAATCTGAAAACTCAAACTCTGCAATATCTCCTGCTGTCAGGTTTACCTTTAAAGTCATAGTCTTAGTATCTGGGTTGTATAATTGATTGTAGTAAGGCAACCAATAAGTGTTAAATAAATTAAGGGTAGATGTTTGCCCTATTGGTTGTATATATTGACATTCCCCAAAGTTGTAGTCAAATGTGTCAGTAGCTACTGGTGGTGTGCTAACAACAGTTGGTATATCTGTTAAATGTGAGAATGTAAAAAATTCATCTACATTTTCACTACCACCCCCATTCTGTTCTGGTATATAATAGCTCAATGGGGCAATATCTATTGGGGCTGCTGTACCTGTATGATTATATAAGATTCTAGGTAAATTATCAAATGGCTCTGTTGTACCATCATCACCCTTAGAATATATAGTAGGAACGATTAATGCCGTAAAACTTTCTCCAAGTGGCTTAGAAACTGTTGCAGCAAACGGACTAGCAACCACCTCCTCATCTCCCTCTAATAAGGTTAACCCTTCTGCGCTAAATACTTTACTGCCATACAAATGTCCTCTAGTAGATTTTTTGTACATATTAAAGATGTAGTCATCATCATCCTCCTCATACTTGAAAATAGTACGCTTTTTTAAGTCATTCAAAGGAGTTAATTGTATATCTTTTAGATCTACTTTATCTGTCCAATCAAAATTAATACTTCTATCCTTTAAAGTTGTACCCCTAGTGTTATTTATAAATACCTCAGAGTAAGGCTTGATGATAATATTAGCAGCATCAGAATCATCTTGTATTGTAACTAAGTTGAACATAGTGAAAATACCCTTTAAAAACTCCCATTGGTTTATTTCACCCCTCAAACTATTAATAGTTCCAGATGTTACCAAAGAGCTGGTAATGTTAAAGGTAACGGTAGCCCCAGTTCTGCCCAAATACCTATCAACCTCTAAATCACTATATGATTCTGATCCAGCATATTCTGCCCAAAGTTTATCTCCTGTATCTAAAGCTACTTGTATTCTACCAGTTACAGGTGTTTTTTTACCATCTGGTGCAGGTACTTGTGTGTAATTTCTTGTGTGAGTAACCCCTGTGCTACTATCGTAGTGTTTCCATTGTAATTGTATTATATCGTGATTACCAGTTCCGCTTGCATCATTATAGATTACCCAAGTATAATCTATGTTGTACACTTGATTGTCAGTAGTGGCTACTATTTTATAAATATCAGCACCAGATGTGTTATAATCTGGTGGAACGTGAGAGTTTGTCTGCCCACCTGTGGATGTGCTGTCAATTAAAGGTAAAGTGATAAAAGTAGTGCCTGTTCCAAAAGCTGGTGCGCCTGTACCATATTTGTATGTTGCTGTATAAGTTGTTTCACCTATTACACTAGGCATAGTATCACCCCCCCAATTAAAGTCCATAAACAACCTCTTGAACTTTCCTGTGTCAAATAATGTAGATGTGTATGTGTAACCTGCTTCAGCAAATATTCTATCTATTAAATATTTAACTTGTATGAAAGGTCTAAACCCCTGTTCTAATTTTGTTAGTTCTGGAAAACCAGCAGTAGCTGAATTACCTGTTGCACCATTTGCTATTAGTATCTGCCCTGTCCAATCTACAAAAGGGTATTTCAAAACATCTGTAACACTAGCACCAGCAGTTCCTGCATAAGTTCCAGTAGGCAAAGGGTTTGTTAAAGGCAAACCATCTAGATACCAACTTCCTTTAATTGCTACTTTATTATAAGTATGCTCTAACTCAGAAAAGTCCATTAGATCAAAAGTTCTATTTTTTAGTGTGTCAGCTAATGCTATTGTCTGGGCATATAGGTTAACATTATAGCTTATTTCACCTTCTCTCTCTTGTATGTCTATTAACTTTAAAAACCCATCAAACAACATAAAACCATCTTGTTTTAAGACAGCTCTAGTTTTAGCATAAGGATTAAAGTCATAAGGATTGGCTACTGTTCTAGTAATCTCAAATATATTTCCAAATATTTTATTATTTCTTTTTGTTGCTGGTAAATTAAAATCTTTAGAATATGATTGTACTTTTTCTGCTACACTTTTAAAATCATCAACACTTAAAGTTAACGGTATCTCCTCCTCCTCATATAAATCACAAATAACTTGACCTTCAAATTCTTTCTGTACAATTTCACCAGTTATAGTTGCTTGATCAATCAATAAATTAGCATTAACATTATTGTTTGCATAACTAATGTAAATAGTATCACTTGATGTGTGGGCTGTAAAATTATAAGTAAATGATCCTGCTGTTAAGCCAGTAAAATATTGCTGTGTAGTAGTTGTACCACTTTGATTCATATTAGCTAAAACCAAATAGCCAGATGTTGTTGCATTAATATCTAATGTAAGTGTATAGCTTTGTCCTGCTATAAGCCCTGATAATTGCTGATAAACACCACAAAATGTAATACCCCCCACAACTGAGTTTAAAGTCAAAATACCAGCAGATGCTGTTGCCTGAGCAGGTGTGGCTTGACCTGTATATCTAAACCTGTACCACGTACCAGCTATTGTAGGTGGTGTAGCTTGTTGTACTGCTACTAAAAGATTACTATTGTTTGTAGTGTCTGTATTTGTTCCAGCATTTAAAGTGCTAAAGTTTTTAGCATCTACTAAAAAGCTGAATAAGGGATTGTCTTGTGGATATAGTATAAGCTGTACACTCATTATGCTGGTTGTGTTTTTTGAGTTTTATTTCTTTCTAATTCAAATGTGTATTGTATTAACTTGTCATTTGCTATTGTCTTTCTTGTATAGCTTGATGTTGTTACTAATACTGGCTCTACATATTTATTAGTGATTGTATTATATGGTGCTGATTCTGTTGCATCAAAACCTTTAATTATATAAACATCCTGACTATTGATTAACTCCTCAAACCATACCGCATCAGCTTCTGTAACAAAGTCAGTATTGACTTGTATTTTTTCTGTTGAGTTAACTCTAAAGTTTTTCTTACCACCTTTATAGCCATCTATTCTGTATATGCTATCATTCCAAGTTCCCTGCATTTGTGTGTATGTAGTTCTGTTAGTAGATGTTGATCTAACTGACTTCATAGTGAAAGTATAGTAATCCCAAGCACCCCATTGATTTAACCAAGCTAACCTAATGCTTTCATACCCTTTAGTGTTAGGGCAGTTAACATTAATAGTATATATCTGACCTAAAGTGCCATCTTGGTTTTCTGCTTGTATTGTGTAATATCCCCCCTCTATTTTATTAGCACTAACAATCGCCTGAAATGTGCTGCTGGTATTTCTAAGGTTAGCAGGAAAACAGCCAAAGTATAAATAAGATTGGTTTAGCCTATCAAA